CCTGAATTTACAGGGTGGTGTTGCGGAAGAGGACTTCCAGGCAAAGCTCGATGCCTGTACAAGTTCAGCGGAGCGTGAGCAACTTATCAGAGAGACGCTGAATGGCATTTATGACGAAGCCGCCACTAAATATGAGGAAAATGCCGCTGGTATCCTTGCTCAGAACGAAGCAAACGCCAAGATGACTGAATCTATGGCGAAACTTGGTGAGGCCGTACAACCAGTGCTGACGGCTCTCTCTGAGCTTGCAGCAGAGGTGATGGCTGAACTTGCTCCGCACATCCAGGAGGTTGCAGACAAGTATCTCCCGTCCATTAAAGAAGCGCTTTCTGGTGTTGGTGACGCTATCGGTACGGTTATCGGCTGGATTGCCGACAACTGGACGCTGGTTTCTACCATTGCCACTATCGTTGCCGGTATTGCTGTTGCCATTTCTGCCGTCTCTACGGCTCTTGGTATCTACAATACTGTTATGGCCGCTACTGCCGTTGTATCTGCGCCTGTAATTGGTATCATCGCCGCTGTTGTGGCTGGTATTACTGCTCTGGTGGCCGCTATCGTTCTTTGTGTCCAACACTGGGATGAAATTAAGGCCAAAACCAAAGAAGTTTGGGATGCCATTGTTGGTTGGGTTACTGCCGCCGTTGATAAGGTTAAGGAAGTATTCAACAACATGAAGGAGGCAATCTCCAACACCATCGACAAAATTAAGACTGTTGTTTCTGAAAAATGGAACGCAATCAAAGATGCGATTTCCAATACAGTCGATAATATCAAAACCGCTGTTACAAATAAATGGAACGCAATCAAAGACGGTGTTTCTAAGACAGTCGATAACATCAAGACTGCTGTTTCTAATAAGTGGAATGATATTAAGACATCGGTTTCAAATACGGTTGACAATATCAAAACTACCGTATCCGAGAAATGGAACGCAATCAAGACTACGGTTGGCAATGTCGTAGACAATATCAAAACTACTGTGTCTGAGAAGTGGAATGCAATCAAGACTACGGTTGGTACAGTTGCTACAAATATCAAGGACACTGTTTCTGAGAAGTTCAACCAAGTCAAAGAAACTATGGGTACTGTGATGCAGGCCGCAAAGGACACCATTTCCGAAAAGCTCAATAATATCAAGGCGGCTTATGAGGAACACGGTGGCGGCGTTAAGGGTATTGTTGCTGCATCTATGGAGGCCATTAAGGGTTATTACTCTGCTGGATACACCTTCATTGATAACCTTACCAACGGAAAGCTCTCTGCTATGGTTGATACCATTAAGAGCAAACTTGAAAGCGCAAAGAACACCGTCTCTAATATTTTGAATGCTATCAAAGATAAATTCAGCAGTATTTTTGAAAGCGCAAAAAATATTGTCTCTAACGCAATCGAAAAGATTAAGGGCTTCTTCAACTTTAAGTGGGAGTTGCCTAAAATCAAGCTCCCACACTTCTCTATTACCGGCAAGTTTAGCTTGAACCCTCCACAAATCCCTAAATTCTCCGTGGAGTGGTATAAGCTGGGCGGTGTCTTTGATGAGCCGACTTTGTTTGGCTATGGCGACGGTAAGATTGGTGGATTGGGAGAGGATGGAGCTGAGGCTATCGTCCCGCTGGAGAGAAACACTGCTTGGCTTGATAGGCTTGCAGAAATGCTGAAGGACAAGCTGGGCGGAGGTAATGACGGTGCTCGTGATATTATCCTGCAAGTCGATGGCAAGACTTTTGGCAAGATTAGCGTGGATAGCATCAATGCTTTGACAAGGCAGACGGGAAGTTTGCCGCTGAAACTCGTGTAAAGGAGGTGGAAACACTTGGCCTATTTTAAGATTGGAGATGTGGACTTCTCTGCATATGTAAATGCGCTGAAAGTCACAAACAGCAAAAACTATACTGCGCTTACAAACGCAAATGGGGATACGGTTGTTGACTACATCAATAACAAACGGACTCTTGAAGTGGGGATTATTCCTCTGGATGATACGGCTATGGCCGCTCTCCAGAGCGCTATTGATGATTTCAGCGTTTCCATCTCTTTTCGCAATCCAAGAACCAATGAGCTTGAGACAAATGTTTCTTGCATTATCCCGACTGATACAGTCGAGTATTACACAATCCAGGTTGGAAAGGTAATGTACAAGGCATTTGTCTTGCAATTTATTGAACTGTAAGGAGAGGATATTATGCTTTCAGCGTCTACCAACATTGTAAATATGATTGACTCTCCTGTAAGAAAGATTACTGCCAGGGTGGAGGTATATAACGCCTCTGCCCTGGTGGACACATTCACTTACAGCGATAAGCTGATAAGTGTATCTATTGAGAGAGTCTGTGAGGAAGGTAAATTCTTTGGCTTTGGAATTTGCCAGAAATTGAATGTAAAAATCTTAGACAGCAATCGTGAGGTTGACTACCTTACCACCCAGCACAGCATTAAGATTGCTTTTGGTACGGGCAGTGAGTATGTGTACACCACGCCAACATTCTATATCACTCAGTCACGGCGGGATGAAAACACGAATGAGCTTACCATCTACGGATATGACTTGATTTATGACGCAGCGGCACGGTACACCAGTGAACTCCCAATCTCTGCGCCTTATAGTCCGCTGGATTTAGCCGCCGTATGCGCTACTGTTCTGGGAGCGTCAGGAACCGATATTAAAGGGCTTGGGAGCGGCGAAACCTGTTTCTCTAAGGTGTATCAAGGGGGAGCCAACTTCGAGGGTACAGAGAGCCTTAGAGACGCTCTGAATGATATTGCGGAAGCCACACAGACAATCTACTATGTCGATGCGAATAATAAACTTGTGTTCAAGCGGTTGGGCAAAGATGCCAGTGCGGATTTGAGTATCACAAAGGCCAAGTATTCTACTTTGGATAGCTCGAACAGCCGTAGACTTGGCACAATCATTCATGTTACAGAGCTTGGAGATAATATCTCTGCTTCAACTACCCAGACAGGCAGCACCCAATATGTAAGAGACAACGCCTTTTGGACAATGCTTGACAGCACTGAGATTTCCACTATGGTTGAGGACGCAGTTGCCGCCGTGGGTGGTTTAACCATCAATCAGTTTGAGTGCTCTTGGCGGGGCAATTTTTTACTGGAAATCGGTGATAAAATTGCATTGACAACTAAGGATGATAGCATTGTCATGTCATTTGTCCTGGATGACACGATTGAATATAACGGCGCATTCAGTGAGCAAACCGGCTTCACATATGATGACGATGAGGCCGAAACCGCCGATAACCCATCTTCCTTGGGAGACGTACTCAAACAGACTTACGCCAAGGTGGACAAGGCTGAAAAGCAAATTGAGCTTGTTGCCGGTGATGTACAGGAAAACAGCAGTAAAATTTCTGCAATTTCTCTGAACACTGATTCTATTTTGGCAAGCGTCGAAGAAATCAATAAGAACACGAACAACCGGCTTGATGCAACGGATGAAAGTATTGTGTCTCTTACTGAGAGGCTTAACACTACTATTTCAGCCGATGCCATTGATATTAAAATCCAAGAAGTCCTTAATGACGGGGTAACAAGTATCACAACTGAGCGGGGTTTTACCCTCAATGATGATGGGTTGACAATTTCTCACAGTGATAGCGATATGACTACACTTGTCACAGAGGACGGTATAACTGTTTCCAAGGGAAGCCAAGTAATGTTGACGGCAAATAATCAGGGTGTCGATGCCGCTAACCTCCACGCCAATACATACCTTATCATTGGTGAATATAGCCGTTTTGAGGATTACGGGAATGGCCGTACAGGTTGCTTCTGGGTTGGATAAGGAGGGAAAACATGGCAGATACATTCTCTTTACAGCTTGTAGCCTATAACGATGTTGTAAATCCTGGCTACTATGGCTGGCGATTCACGATTAACTGTAAACAAACACGAAATTATCTTCAAAATACTTCCTTAATCGAATGGGAAATCAAGCAAGAACCTAACGGACTAAATATTGTATATTTCCCGGAGGTTGATGAAACAAGCTTAACAATCGGTGAGGAAGAGGTTTACCACGACGAAAACCCAAGCATTGTTATTATTCCTGGCGGTGTTTATGGAAGTGTCACCGGCTCTTTTACTGTCAGCCACGACGAAAATGGTGAGCTTACACTACCTGTCACATTTGTTACTGGGGATAAAAGCATTAGCGGGAATTGGGAACTTACCAAGATGCCTGAGCCGTCGCATATCTACCAAAACCCAGCTCAGATTGGGAATATGGCGACGCTGGTTATTACAACCAACACCGGGAGCGGGTGGACACACGATGTAACATATACCTTTGGAAAATTGAGCGGCACAGTCGTTACCGGAGTTCCAGGAGGAAACGCTTACACTTGGACTATTCCAGAGAGTTTTTATGATGAACTTGGCCCGGACAAGTCATCTATGGAAGGTACGCTCAACTGTAAAACATACTACAATGGCTCTTACTATGGTGAGTATTCCACTACATTCATTGCGTCAACCTTTGCTGACGATGTTCCAGTCATTGAAGTTGAGATTTACGACACCGATTCAGCGATTGTTGCGCTGACGGGGGATAAAAGCGTATTAGTCCCTGGATATTCTGACGCTTATTATAATATGACTGCCACGCCTCAGAACGGAGCGTCTATTGCCTCTGTAAAGGCTTCAAATGGTTCTTTTGCATTCAACACCAGTACAGGCACATTCGTAGATTCTAAGGCTACAAAATACACTTTCTCCGCAACAGACAGCCGTGGACTGCTTGGCACTGAGACAGTCGTTGTGCCGATTGTAGACTATGTTAAACCAACGGTTGAAATCAGCGATGTCTACATGGATGGTAACGGCGAACTTACATTTACGCTAAGTGGCAACTGTTTTAGCGGGAGCTTTGGAGCAGTCAGCAATTCCCCGGTAGTCCAATATCGCTATAAGAAGGACGGCGGTTCATATGGCAACTGGGTAACTGCCTCACCGAGCTTCAGCGGTAAATCCTACTCTGCGGACATTACCATTACTGGACTTGATTATCATTCAGGATACACCTTCCAGGCGAGAATCCAAGATAAGCTCAATTTAGTTGAGTCGCCTTTAACTCCCGTAAATAGTAAGCCCATCTTTGATTGGAGCAACGAAGACTTCAATTTTAATGTCCCTGTAAACGTCAATGGCGGTATCACTGTCAGCGGGGATGTTGAGTTTGGAGGAAGCACCAGTGGCCTTAAAGCGGAAGATATTGAGGGTGCTGGATTGCGATATGGTACTTGCTCAACTGGTGCAAGCACATCTGCTAAGGTTGTTACCTGTAAGGGCTTTCCCGCTCCTGTAACTGGTGCAAGCATTCGGGTTAAGTTTGACTCAGGCAATACGGCCAGTTCTCCTACCATGAATGTCAATAGCACCGGCGCTTATGCGATTAAGAGCTACGGTTCTACGGCGAATATGGGCTACAAATGGTATTCTGGAGAGGTTAAGGACTTTGTGTTCGACGGTTCATATTGGGTTATGGTGGATGGTATGGTTGCCTCTACATCCTATTACGGCAAAACCATCCTCACTAATACCGTGGACTCCACAACCCAGAATAAAGCTGTTACACCGTATGGCGTACAACAGGCCATTCAGGGCGCCCTAAGCGGCGGAGGCACGACACCCACCGTAGGCACATGGAGTCCTTATTGCTCCGGCTCTGGCACAAAGACAGGATGGTATATCAAAGTAGGCTCCTATGTGATTTTGGGCTTCTACATTGATATTACTGTCAATGCGTCCAGCAATACTGAAATCAGCATTTCCGGGTTGCCGTTCTCCCCAAGAGAAGATGCCGCTGGCGGAGGTTTTTGCTATCCTGCCTACTACTCAAGGACAGCGCCGTTTACTGGCTGGGAGCTGTCTGGCAGCTATATCAAGGCGATGGGTGGCCTTATTGCGTCTTTCGGTAGTGGAGATGAGTTTGAGGCCGTAGAGCTTATGTATCCGTCCAATGGTACTAAGTTGGTTGCCAGCGGTACAATCTGTTACTATGCCTACGGATAAGGAGGGAGGCGACATGGAACTTATTGATATTGTAGCTTGGTTTGGTATCCCCGCCGCTATCACGGGCATTGGTGCATGGTGGATTAAGCGGAAGGTGGAGGCCAACGAAAAGAAACAGGCCGAGCGAGATACAAATATTGAAACGCTTATTCTGGTGATGATGCAGACTTCCCGTGCAAACAGCATTGGAATTGAGGCCATTGCTAAGGCCGTACAGCGTATCCCTGACGCTCATTGCAATGGGGATATGCACGAAGCCTTAGCCAAAATGGATGAGCTACAAAAGAAGGAAAAAGATTTCATGCTGGACAAGGGGATTAAATATATCTTCGAGTGAGGGGATTCGATGAAAGAGAAAATCATCAACCGGCTTTGCACGGTTAAATCAATCGTTACCATTTTGCTGACGGCGGTGTTTTGCTATCTGGCTATTGTCGGCAAAGTGAGCCAAGAGCAAGTTATGACTGTGTTCACAGTGGTTATCAGTTTCTATTTCGGCTCTCAGAGTGAGCGTCTTAATAACGCTCTCAACCAGACACAGACAGAATAATCAATTAGGGGCTGCTTCACGGCGGCTCCTTTTTTTTCGCTTGACTAATTGTGATTTTGCAGTATAATTTTGTTGTGACATACACCCAGGATAAAAATTTATTCGAGTCCTGCAAAGTTACTGAAAAAGTTGTGAAAAATCCAGGATTTCCGACGAGGCCGACATCAAGAACATGGAAAAGCTCATCGATGCGTTGGAGGAGAACGACGACGTGCAGAACGTCTGGCACAACTGGGATCAGGAGTAAGCGGAACTCGAATAATCACCTTTTTGGGTGTATTTCACTCAAATAGTTGCAGGAACAGGGTGAAAAAGTTATAAAATCGGATTGCTCGAAAATTGCCAAAAGGCGGCAGTTGTGACATACAAGCGAGTTAGGCCGATAAACATTCACCCTTCACCTGTGACAAACATGAGGTGATTATGGTGACAGTACAAGCGGCAATCAAGGAGTATCTGGTGGAGTGTGAGGTAAGGCGCTACACTCCCAAGACAATCAAAGGGTACAGGACGGCACTGAACATTTTCCAGCAAGTCTTAACTGAGATTGGTGTCACAGACATTGAGGATGTGACTATGGCAAGCGTCAAGAAATTTCAGCAGATTTTGGTGGGAAAGAAGCACAAGGGTACTTATATCAACAGCCTACTCAAAGCCTCTAAGAGTTTCATTTCTTACTGTTTTTCTGAGGGAATTGGAGGCTTTAACACTCAAGGCCGTGCCTATCCGTGGGTTAAGCAAGACAAGCCAGTTATCAAGGCGTTTTCTCCCAAAGATGTGCGTATCCTTCTGGGGAGTTGCAAGGGCAATGACTTTCTGGACGTAAGGGATTACGCAATCATAACCACCTTCTTTGAGACGGGGATACGGTGCGCAGAGCTTTACAGCATCAAGCCAGAGCATATCCACGATGATTACATCCTGATTGCCAATGGCAAAAACCATAAGCAAAGAGTTGTCCCTATTTCTGCTCCGTTGAGAAAAGCAATGCTCAGATTTGACAGAGTGAGGGAAAACTACTTCTCTTACAAAGCAGTTGACGATTATTATTTCCTTTCGTTTCATGGCAAGCAGCTCACCAACAGCGCCGTTGAACATATTCTCAAGCGGCGTGGTGAAGGGATTGATGATGTACGGGTAAGCCCTCATACTTGCCGACATACCTGGGCGCAAGCACAGATTAGGATGGGGACAGACTTATATACCATCAGCCGTCTGCTGGGGCATGAAAACATCCGCATTACACAGATATATCTTGAGAGCTTGCGTGACGAGGACATTATCAAGATGTCCAAAAACAAAAGCGTATTGCAAAACCTATGAAAAATGCGGAGTTGATGAAAGGGGCAAGAGACATGAAAAGATTGCTTTCTTCGCTTTTAACTGTTTCAATCATGTTCCTGTTTGCTGGATGCGGTGGCGTATCTGATGGAGATTTCGATACCTATGATATTCTGTCTTTCCATCTGGACGAAGATACCCGTGAAGTAGATGATACTTTGGAGGACTTCATTACATACAGGGAAACTTGGACAATCACAAATAATAGCGATAGAGCTATATCGGGGATTGCGTTCACGGTTTCCTTTTTAGATGAAAACGACACAATCATAAAATCTGATTCAAGAACGCTTTCCGTTTCTCTGGCTCCAGGCCAGTCATATAATCAGCTTGTATATTCCACTGATGAATATGAGTCCAGCATGGTTACAAATTACGAGTATGAACTTGAAAATGGGCGTGTAATTGGCCTGGATTTGGTTGCGGGAACCTGCGATTACATCAACAATTTATAAAGTCAATACATTTAGAACGGCACGGATTTTTCCGTGCCGTTTTTTTTATGCCCTTTTTTGAGTGTGTTGACAAAAATGAGCGCCTTAAACCCGTTGTGGCACAAGGATTTTTCGGGTGCTTGATGTGGTGTAGTAATGGATGAATTATATATGCTTCAAAATTTTTTACAAATACTCAGCAATATCAATCGAATAATTCTGGACTCAACCTTTGAAGCGCCGATTACTGACGATGCTTCAGAGGCAAGACATTTGGCGTATATATGAGGAAGAATGTAACGGTATGTTTTTTGAAGTCTCATCGGGCTTTCCCACCGTTGATTAACGGACACTCCCAAGGGCAGCTCACCATTCTAAACATAGGGACAAACCGCTGAAACGACGATGAACAACGGACTCTTCCTTGCCAAAACGATAAATAGCTATAAGGGAGCAAAAATAAACCACCCATAAAGTATGAGGAAGAATTAAGACGGTTTTTATTTTGAAGTTCAATCTACCCTTTTATCGTTGATAAACGGATTGTTCCAAGGGTGACTTATCACTCTAAACTTGATGAGAAATCCTCAGAGAGCCGTTGAATAACGGATATTTCCCCTCAAAAACGATAAATAGCTTTAAGGGGGCATTTCCTACTCCCTCAGAAAATTAAGTGAAAGGAGCAATGCAAAATGGAATCACGGACTTATGTATGTCGCAAACTCTGGCTGTACGAGTTTTTGACGAAAAAGGGTTTTGTGCCGTTCAAGGTGGCGGTGGACAAGTACGACTGTCGCAAGACGATTTGGCTTTACACCAACTCCCCTGAGCTACAAGAAGCAGTGGAAGAGTATTACTCTCAACCATACTTCCAGAACCTTACACAGAAAGGAGCAGAGTGAAATGAAAGAAATTGTGAGTACACAAAACGGATTCGCCGTAAAGAATGAAAACGGTGAGATTATCAGCACTTTTGACAGAGATACTGCGCTGGAGCGGATTTTAAGCTGTAACCAGCATATCAAGCAAGTGCTGGAAAACACAATCAATAACAATCTGTAATCAAAACATTAGTTGCAAAGGAGAAATGAAAATGAGTAACATGAAGAAAAATTCAGCCCTTATCTATGAGGGTACATATCAGGCAATCAACTACATTCCCGATGCAGACGCACAGTTGGAGGCGTATCGGGGCATTATCGAATATGGCTTGTACGGCACTGAGCCACACTCAGAGAATCCGTTTGTGAATATGGTGTATGTCCAAGCTATCCCCTATCTCAATAAAGCAAGAGAGCGCTATCAAAAAGCCGTAGAGAGCGGTAAAAAGGGTGGCCGTCCTACACAAATCGACAAAGAGAGAGTGCAGGAGCTTAAAGAGAATGGTTTGAGCCTTAAAGAGATTGCAGCCGAACTGGGCGTTCCAGAGAACACCGTCAAATCTATCCTCTATCGGGAGGGTGCAAAGGGTGCAAAGGGTATGCAAAGGGGTGCAAACCTTAATGATAATGTTAATGATAATGTTAATGATAATGAGAATGTAAATGAAAAAGAAAAAGAAAATGATACTGTACATGAAAACGAGAAAGAGAATGGTATTGAAGTAGGAGGCGATTTCCCATTCAACGACGATGAAGGAGAGGATTTTGACGGGAACCCTGTCTTTGACAGATATGGCTCTACGGACAATCCAGTACAGTATGATGATTTCTCTGGTGAAGAAATTGAAGATGGCGATTTGCCATTTTAATATTTATTTTTGTTTATTTCTCTTACGGCCAAGTAGGTAGCGTGAGGCAGAGCCTCTGCTATCTTCTGGACTGTAAGGTTTGCTCCGTACCGCAGAGCGGTATGGGGCTTTTTTGTTAGTAAGTATAGGAAAACCATAAAGATTATGTACAAATCCATTTCGGGGAAAGGAAGATGTGAAATTGTATAATGTTGAAAAAATTCAGTGGAGATTTAAGGAGGGCAAAAGTTGGTGAAGCAATCGTAATGCAAGTCCTCCAATCTGTTTACGGTAACGATTATGATTTCAATGATGTAAGCGACAATAAAGAGTATTGGCATAAGGGAGACATTGAGATTGTACGGGATGGCAAGACTAAATATCTTGATGTCAAGATGGACTCCCGCATTGCTCAGACAGGGAATATCTTGTGTGAGGATGAAGTCTATTTTGTAGAGAATGACTCATTCCGGCCTGGATGTATCCACTCAGACTACGACTATCTTGCTATCATCTCTGTGGAGGCCAAGCGTATTTGGATTGTCGATAATCACGAACTGCAACAGCACTATAAAGAGGGTAGGGAGTTTGCTTGCCGACACGAGGAACAAACGACTTACGGCTATCTGTTCCCGCTCTATAAGGCTCAGAAATATGGCATGATTAAAGCAATCATTGATTATGAGGAACTTGGCGGACACCAGAACAGAGTGTATAACCCTGTCAATGTGTACGATAAGCAAGAGACGCTACCAGAGGCCGTGTGAGAGAATTTATGGCTTTTGGAGTATAGCTGACTATCAAAAATAAAAGGCCGTCAGAGCGGCTTAGAATGCGTTACAGAGGGGGTAGTGGTTGCTATCCCCTCTTGTGCGCTTAACGATGTAGGAGGTGAGAATGTGGCAAGAAATACTGAAAATTTGAAGGTGCCAACCTCGGAACAAGCTCGTGAGTATGGAAGGAAGGGCGGCAAGGCTTCTGGAGAGGCCAGACGCAGGAAAAAGGAGCTGAAAGAGCTGCTTGAAATTGCCCTCTCTCAGCCTTGTAAGGATAACCCGGATATTGATAACTGGACGGCGATGACATTGGCTCTGCTGAAGAAAGCCAAGAGTGGTGACACTAAGGCTTATGAGGTAGTGCGGGATACGCTGGGACAAAAGCCCACTGATAAGCTGGAGGCGAATATTGATAGCACCATCAATATCAAGGTTGATGTGGGTGAGTGACTATGGATATTAACCTTACACTCAGCAAAAAGTTATTCGTGCCTAAATTTTACCCGCTCCTTTTTGATTATTCCCACCGCTGGGAGTGCTACATGGGGAGCGCCGGTTCTGCCAAGAGCTATTTTATTACTCAGAAATTGATTATACGGGCGCTGAATGAGAAAATCAAAATCCTTGTGTGTCGGCGTTACGGTACTACCCTGAGAAACACTTGTTTTAGTTTGTTTAAGGATATTTTGGCGAAGTGGAAGCTGACTGAGTATGTAAAAATTAGGGAGACAGATTTCACCATTCGATTTCCTAACGGCTCAGAGATAATCTTCATGGGTTTGGATGAAGAGACAAAATTATTGTCCTTAAATAATATCGGGGCAATCTTCATTGAAGAAGCGTATGAAGTCCCAAAGCCGATTGTGGAGCAGCTTAACTTGCGTTTACGGGGAAATACAGAAAATCAGCAAATTTTGATGGCCTGGAACCCCATTAACCGCAACCACTGGCTATATGACTTCTGTGAGGTAAATCCGCCTCAGTCGTTCATTTATTTACACTCAACCTTTAGGGACAACCCATTTCTTAACGCTCAATATATCAAAGAGCTTGAGGAAATGTGCACACGCAACCCAGCCAGAGCAAGAATCTTCTGTGACGGATTATGGGGCGTGGATTCTGAGGGGCTTGTAATTACCAACTGGCAAGAAAGAGAGTTTAATCCGATGGAGCTTGCCGCCGCTGGGCTTGAGCATAGAGCCGGGATGGACTTGGGTTGGATTGATAAGAGCGCAATCATTGACACGCTCTATGATAGGGACAACCACACAATTTATGTGTTCAATGAGTTTTACAAAAGCGGGTGTCAACTGTCAGAGCTGGCTACGGCTATTAAGGATATGAACCTACACCGTACTAAGGTGTTTGTGGACGCAGCAGAGCCACGCAGTATCCAGTTCTTTAAGAATGAGGGCATTAGGGCTGAGGCTTGCGCCAAGGGCAAAGACAGCGTAAAAGCTGGGCTTATGTTCTTGCAGGACAACATGATTATTGTACATCCAAAATGCAGGAACTTTATAAATGAGCTGGAAAATTTCTCATATATCAAGAGCAAGCAAACCGGCGAATGGACAGAAGATACCACGCACGAGTGGAGCCACGCCATAGATGCTTGCAGATACGCTTACAGCGATATTTATACGAACACAAGACTAAAAACCATGAGCAAGACAGCTCTTGGATTGTAAGGAGGCTAACAATGGCTGTTGAATATCTGTATGACTGTATCTATCTCACAGCAGGACAGGATACGGGCATTTCTGCAACTATCACCGATGGTAACGATGAGCCTATTACCACTGGTTGCAGCATGGTTTTGTACGACGAAAACGACGAAGTGATTATTACCGTGGACGGTAAATATATTGCGGAGTTAGGCTCATGGCAGTTTGATTTTAAGGCGGCTGATACAGCGGCTCTCTCTGGACGGTATTTTTACGCAATTTTGCACGATGGAGAGAGTTTGTGCTTTAAGACACCGATTTATTTTGAGTAAAGGAGGGAGCTAAATGGGTATTGAACTCAAGAGCAAGGCTGGCTCTGTCAGCGTCCATCAATCAATGCTCAAGGGCGACGATGGAGGCTATTACACTCCCTCTGTTGATGCGGATGGCAATTTGACATGGACTCCCTCTGAGGGCGATATGCCGCCTGTTGCTGGGGCTAACATCAAGGGCGAAGACGGCGCTGACGGTGCGCCTGGTAAGGACGGTGCTCCTGGCAAGGATGGAAGTCCAGGTAAGGACGGTGTAACTCCCCATATTGGAGACAATGGTAATTGGTACATCGGAGATGTAGACACCGGCAAGCCCTCCCGTGGACGAGACGGGCAAGACGGCGCTCCGGGGAAAGATGGTGTTGACGGCGCTCCAGGCGCTCCAGGAACCCCCGGAAAAGACGGTAAGGATGGTGCTCCCGGTGAAGATGGTGTAAGCCCTACCGTGGAGATTACGGCCATTGACGGCGGTAATAGAGTGAGTATCACCGATGCCGAAGGTAGTTCGAGCTTTGATGTTATGAATGGTACGGACGGCGCTCCTGGTACTCCTGGGGCTGACGGAGCAGACGGCCATACTCCTATCAAGGGCGTTGACTACTGGACAGAGAAAGATAAGGCGGAAATGGTGGCTGACACGATTGCAGCACTCCCTGTCTACAATGGAGAGGTGGTGTCCGATGTCTAATATTCAAATCAACATTTCCGATAACGGTACAACCACCCTGGCGACTGCTGGTAAGTATTGCGATAGGAATGTAGATGTTGTGGTTGATGTGCAAGGCGGCGGTGGAGATTTACCACCAGAGGCGTTCAATATTACTGGGAATTGCGACTATCCGAACTATAACGGTAATTGGGATTGGTTTTTCAATTCTTATGGTAATAATGTGACTATTGAACCAAGAAGATGCATATCTTGGTTTAGTTCGAGCAATATAGTGGATTTTAAGCCTAAAATTATAATCGGCGCAACTGCAAACGAGGCCAGCAGTATTTTTATGGGCATGAAAAGTCTTGAAACAATATCTGGAAATATTGAAATTCAAGATGGTGCTGAACAATGGGCATATTTAGTTTCGCTATTTAATGGATGCTTAAACCTAAAAGAAGTACCAGATGCTGTCGAAACTATGATTGCTATCAATACAGCATCAAATGCAAGCTCTATCTTTAATGGTTGCGCCTCTCTCAGAACTGTAAAACAAAGCATGCTGGAATGCCTTTCCAATAAATCATCGTTGAACAATTTATTCGTCCAATGTTATGTGCTCGACTATATTATTGGTTTCCCAGTTACAACAAAGACTGTCACATATAATATGTTAAATAATACATTTTCTTCTTGCGGTAGAATAAACAAATTAACTTTTGCAACTAATAACGGCGTTGCAAAGACGGCTCAAATGAAAAGTCAAAACATTGATTTGTCAAATAGAGTTGGTTGGATTTTTACTGATTCGTATATTGGTGACAACAGTGGAATTACATCGGCCACAAAAGTAACTGATGATGTGACATACCAGGCACTTAAAGATAACCCAGATTGGTGGACAACCAATGAAAATTATAGCCGCTACAACCATGACAGCGCCGTAGAAACCATCAACAGTTTGCCTGATACATCGGCCTATCTTGCAACCTCTGGCGGTACTAACACAATCAAATTCAGAGGCGTAGCCGGTTCTCTCACAGACGGCGGGGCAATCAACACACTGACAGCAGAGGAAATTGCAGTTGCTACGGCTAAGGGCTGGACTGTGACACTGGTTTAAGGGGGATACTACAATGATTTATAGCGACTTTGTTCTCACCCGCTATGATGCGGATGAAGGAAAGACTTTTGATTGGAAAGAGCCTCATTATACAGAGGATGAGCACGGCGAACAGGTGCAAGAGCATCTTTACGCCAAGACTTTGTTTATTGGTGGCACTGATTCCATTGAGAATTATGTTGAGGTGGATGAGAGCGGAAATGTGACAGAGCTTACAGCTCCAGAGGATGCGACTGAGGCTGACTATGTTGCTGCTTTGAAAGAGCTGGGGGTGGAGTGATGAAGAGACAAGACTTGTTTGATAAGGTTGCCGCTGTCAAATCCGAAACCCAGGCCGCACTTCAACTTGTGTATGATTCTCTCAACCACGGCCAACAGAAAAAGATTCTCAAAAATGCCGATGTCAAAGCCTTGTTTGACAGATACGGCGTTGTTTATGAGTAAGGGGTGATGTGATGTTTTGTATTAACCGTGATACGGAGCTGACAACCGACTTGCTCACAAGGATGATTGGGAAATTCATTACAAATGAGCAACCAAAGCTCCAAAAATGGAAAAATTATTACGATGGTAAGCACATCATTTTGAATAAGAGCTATGCTGACGCAAGTAAGGAATGCAACCACATTGTTACCAACTATTGTAAGATTGTCACTGATACATACAGTGGATACATCGTGGGTAAGCCGGTAAGCTATGTGAGCAACCAGAATATTGACGACGTTCAGGAAGTCATCAACTACAATGACTCTGACTCTGAGGATATGCAGTGGCTCACCAATGCGCTTATCTACAATGTGGGCTATGAACTCCAGTGGATTGATAAAAACGCTCAGGTGCGCTATTCACAAGTAAATCCTCTCAATGCTTTCGCAATCTATGATAATACTCTGGATTGTGAGCTTCTTTATTTTGTGCGCTGGTACAACACCGACGCATTCAATGAAAGCGACATTTATAACGTAGAGGTTTATTCTTCTGATACGGTAAAAACCTATGAGGCGCACGGTTTGGGCGGCGCTCTGACTCTTATCAGTGAAGTGCCTCACCACTTCGGAGATGTCCCTGTCAGTGTGTTCAAGCTCAACGAAACTGGCGACAACATTTTTAACTGTATCATTTCTCTGAACGATGCCTACAATGAGCTGCAAAGTTCTGAAATTGACGATTTTAGCGCATGGGTTGACGCATATCTCACCCTTACCGGCGTTGATGCGGAGAATGAAGACATTGCCGCTATGAAAGAAAGCCGTGTTCTTCTGCTTCCTACCGGCGCACAGGCCGGATGGCTCACCAAAAATGCCAGTGACACACAAATTGTCAATATGCTGGACAACATCAAGAAAAACATCTTTAAGGTAACTGCTTGCCCGGATATGGCGGATGAAACATTCCTTGCCCAGAGCGGCACAGCACTTGCCTATAAACTTGTTGGGTTTGAAAATGTTGCCTCTGGAATTGTGGCTCAGTTCACAAAGGCGCTCCAGCGCAGAATTGAGCTTATTTGCAATGTTCTCAATCTCAAGGCCAGTGACGCTGTATGGCGTGATATTGGCATTAGATTTGTCCGCAATCTTCCTGTCAACCTGACAGAGACAATCCAGCTCATCAATTCCCTCAAAGGCACTGTGAGCGATGCTACACTGCTTGCGCAGCTTCCCTTTGTGGATGATGTACAGGCAGAATTGGAGGCCGTACAGAAGCAGAAGGAGGCGAATATGAGTCTCTTTACTTTTAATCAGGTTGAAGATGAGGAAGAGGATGATGTGTAATGGACAACCTTACCTATTGGCAGACTCGTACACTTAGGACACAAGAGAGGCTTGCCAAAAAGACTGAGAGTGATGTCAATAAACAGTTGGTAAAGTATTATCGCAAATCCGCAGAGCGGATTATCAAAGATTTTGAGGCGTTATATGACAAAATCCAGGCAATGAAGGACGCTGGCAAGGAACCAACCCCAGCAGATTTATATAGGCTTGATAAATATTGGGAAATGCAAGGACAGCTCCAACATGAGCTTCAACGCCTTGGCGATAAGAGCATGGCGTATATGCAGAAACGCTTTTTGGAGCAGTACATAGATGTGTACAAGTCCGTGAGCCTCCCAAGCCAAGTTATGTTTGCCACTATGGATAAGGCGCAGGCGCAGCAGTTGATTAACTCTATCTGGTGTGCCGATGGCAAGTCATGGAGTGAACGCATTTGGGATAATACAAAACTGTTGGGAGAGACATTGAATGAAGAGCTTGTGCACTGTGTAGTGACTGGCAAGAAAACAAGCGAGTTGAAGAAACTGTTGCAAGAGAAATTCAACGCAAACCATTACTGCGCTGATAGAATTGCACGGACTGAGATTGCACATATCAATACACAAGCGGCACAACAGCGATATAAAGATTATGGGGTTAAAGAAGTTGAGGTATGGGCTGACAAGGATGAGCGGCGTTGTGAAATCTGCGGTAAGCTCCACAAAAAGCGCTACCCAGTAGATGGCCGGATGCCTGTTCCAGTACATCCCAACTGTCGATGCACTATAATCCCAGTAATTGAATAACCAGCAAGGAGATAGGCTTTACAGTCTATCTCTTTTGTCATTTAGGGGGTTGGACGCTAACTAACAACCTACAAGATTTGTCAAGGGGCGCTCGTGAGGCGCAACTTAGGAGGTAATTTTAATGGCTGAAAATATTGAAAACACCGGTGTTGTAACTGAGGCTCAGACTACCGAGACTCAGACTGAGGAAACCAAAACCTACACGCAGGAGGAAGTGCTTGCACTACTCCAGAGCGAAACTGATAAGCGTGTCTCTCAGGCACTGAAGACACAGCAAAAGAAATATGAAAAGCAACTCTCCCTGTCGAAGCTGGACGGTGATGAGAGGGCTAAGGCTGAAAAGGACAACCGCATTGCAGAGCTGGAGGAACAGCTTGCCGCATTTCAGATTGAGCGCAACCGCTCCGAGCTGAAGAGCGTTTTGTCAAGCCGTGGACTGAGCGCCGAGTTTGCTGATATTATCAGCATTTCTGATGATATTGAGGCTTCTCAGGCCAATATCGACAAGCTGGACAAGCTGTTTAAGGCCGCTGTCAAGGCGGAAGTGGAAAAGAGACTGGCGGGCAATGCTCCCAAGGCAAACACCACTACTTCTGGTGAGATTACCAAGGAGAGCGCCAAAAAGATGAGTTTGGCCGAAATCAATGAGCTTGCGGAGAAAAACCCGGAGCTTTATGCCAAGCTCTTCAACTGATTTATATTGGAGGTAAATAATTATGGCTAACACTGTTTTTGCTAATAAGGTTATCGAAGCTAAGGCTAAGGATTTGCTGACTACTGCTGTCAATACCCGTTCCCTGATGACGGTTGACAACTCTCTGGCTCAGAATCCCGGTATGACTAAGACTATCAATGTCTACACCTACTCTGGCACTGCCGAGGAACTGTCCGCTGGTGTGGGTAACACTTCTTCTGCCCGTGGCAAGATTACTTATGCTGGCACTGACTACACCGTTAAGATGGTGCAGCAGGCTTTCGATTATCTGGATGAGGACTTTATGAAGGATAACACCATCGTTGACAATATGCTCAAGGGCGCAAATCAGGTGATGGTGAACAAGATGACTGCTGACTTCATTACCGAGTGCGGTAAGGCCACTCTGAGTTCTGAGTTCACCAACTTTGGCTATGATGCCATTGTTGACGGTATCTCTACTCTTAACCTGGAGGACGAGAGCAAGCTGTTCCTTGTCATTCCTAACGCTTGGAAAGCCTCTCTGCGTAAGGATGCGGATTATAAGGCCGCTCAGATGGGACAGGTTATCTACAACGGACAGGTTGGTACTATCTGCGGTATCCCTGTGATTTGCACCAAGGCTCTGACTGATAAGGCTTATGTTATGACTAACGAGGCTGTCAAGCTCTTTATGAAGAAGGACGTTGAGGTTGAGCAGGACAGAGACGCTGACAAGCGTACCAACAGTGTGTATCTGCGTACTGCTTACATCTGTGCTCTGGTTGACGCAACCAAGATTTGTGAGCTTTCCAAGAAAGCTGCTTGATTTCATAGTTCCCAAAAGTGCGGGGGTGGGGGCTGTTCCCTGTCCCCGCACATGATTTAAGGAGGGATTGACTATGATTGACGAAATTAAAGTTATGCTTGGCGAAGCAAGCGAAAACTTCGCAGACGCTCAAATTGGCCTTGCTCTGAAACACGCTTTGGCAGAAGTCGAAGCATATTGCAAGCGCAAGGTAGATTATGAGCTGCAAATTTGTGCTGAAAAGATTGCGGTTATCAAACTGAATCGAATGAATACGGAGGGGCTTGCTTCTCAGTCTTACAGCGGAGTGAGTGAGAGCTATATTGACGGCTATCCTGCGGACATTCAAGCCGTACTGGATAGGAAACGCAAGATTACAGTATTGGGGTGATTGCATGATTGGTGTATCTATGCGTCTTTATGACTACTACACCTATGGGGACGATGACGGCTACGGCCAGCCCACACTTTCACCCACGGTACAAGGAACTGTAAAGATGGCGATTTTTGTTACTTCGCAAACCATCCAAGACAATATCAACTACAAGGACGCAGCCTACATTGGCCTGACACACGCTGACATGGATGACACCTATGTTATCCAGTATGGCGACAAAAAGCTGAAAGTGCTTTATGTGCAGACACAAGGGCGATTCCACCAGATTTTCATGGGGGAATTGTAATGGCGATTAAATTTGAGGGGTTAGAAAATGTCTTGGACGGGATTGAGAAGATTGGCGATACCAGCAGACTTGAAGGGGCAATCGGTAAGGCTTGTGCGCTCGTTGAGGCTGAGGCCAAAAAGAAAGCCCCGAAAGACACGGGAGCGCTCAGACGCAGTATTACCAGTAAGGTTGATACCAGCGGGAGTGACATCGTGGGCCTTGTCTACACTCCCCTTGAATATGCGCCTTATGTTGAATACGGTACTGGACTTTTTGCGGAAGAGAGAGGCCGTAAGGATGTGCCGTGGTGTTATCAGGACGATAAGGGTAACTGGCATACCACATCCGGGCAGAAGCCGCAACCGTTTATGCGTCCAGCGCTAAATGAAAACCGTGAAAAAATCGCACAACTGATTAAGGAGGGCATCAGCGATGATTGACTATCACACTCAGTTGGTTGCCGCCCTTAGTAGTGTGCTTCCAACACATTATGAAATGACGCTGAAAAGCGGTACGAAAGTACCCTGTATCAGCTACATGGAGATGAACAATTATTCATCTGCAAATGGCGATACGCTTGGATACAGCTACATTAGCTACCAAGTTAAGGTTTGGGCTAATGACATCGCTACTATCCAGAAGTACGCAACACAAGTTGATGCAGTTCTCCGTCCGATTGGATTTACGAGAATTTCAAGCGGAGAACTGTACGACAACAACAGCACAATGATTCAAAAGGTAATGACTTTTGAGGCATTGGCTTCTGAACAATATTAAGGAGGTAAATAACTATGGCTGTTATTTCTAAGGGAATTAAACTCTCTTATAAGGCAAGCTCTGAGGCTCCCAGCTATACAGATTTGACTAATCTTCAGGACATTCCTGAGCTGGGTGGCACCAGTGAGTCTATTGAGATTACCACTCTGGACGATGCTGCCCATATGTACACTGACGGCATTCTCAACTATGGCGATAGCCTGTCTTTCACTTTCCTGTATGAGAATACCCAGTTTGAGACTCTGATGGCTCTGACTGGCTCCATTGACTGGAAAGTGACTCTGCCTGACAGCACCACTTGTTCTTTTAGTGGAACAAGCTCTGTGCATCTGGCTGGCGTTGGCGTGAATGCCGCACTGACTTATATTCTGTCTATTAAGCCTGATTCCGAGATGGAGTGGGCTTAATATAACCCGTTGACGGGAGTGGGGGAGAGGTTTATCTCTTCCTCTCTCCCACTAAATTCAAAAAAAGAGAGGTAATGAATTATGCTATATGTTGATTTTACGGCTGGCAATAAGGACTACAAACTGAGAATTAACACCCGCAATACCGTTGTTTTGGAGAAGCAGCTTGGTTGCAATCCTTTGGCTATTTTCGGTGATGGCGATAGACTGCCTACCGTCACTGAAATGGTGAATATTCTGTATGCGTCTTTGCAACAGCTCAATCATGGTATCAGTCTGAATGATGCCTATGACATTTTTGACGCTTGGCTGGAGGATGGCAACACCGCTACTGACTTTATCCCCATTATCCTTGATATTTACCGTGTGTCTGGACTGATTAGTAAGGACACCAAGGAGGCCAAGGAGGACAAAGGCGGAAAAAACTAACGGGCGGGAGGACTAACAATCCCCCGCTTTTATTCTCAGATATTGTTTTCAAGTGGTTAGATGTTGCACTTGATTACGGTATATCCGAGCATGATTTTTGGGAGATGACGATTGCGGAGCTGGAGAGAGCGATTAGCAGCAAGAAGAGAGTGCAAAAGCGAGAAGCTCAGGAGCGGGCTTCTTTTGACTACATCCTTGCTGATTTGATTGGCAGAAGTATCTCCAGAATTTACAACTCTGCAAATAATGTCCCAAGCATTAGCGAGGTTTATCCGACACTCTTTGATTCTAAGGAAATTGAAGACGCAAAGAGTGTAAAGCAAGATGAATTGTCAGCTCTGAGATTTAGACAATTTGCGCAGTCCTTCAACAAGAGATTCAAGGGGGTGAGCAATAAGGATGAATGAAGAGCTTAAAGTCATAATCACTGCTGAAATTGACAAACTTAAAAGCGCAATCAGTAACGCCAAGAGCGAAGTAGAAGGGTTTGTAAGCAAGAGCGGTGTATCCCTTGAGAAGTTTAGCACTGGATTCAGTAAAATTGGCGATGCTGCTAAAACCGGCCTTAAAGTTGCCGCTGGTGCAGTTGCCGGTGCTGCTACGGCTCTTGTTGGCGCTACTGTCGCAACTGAAGAATACCGAGAAGCGCAAGCAAAACTTGTATCTGCATTTGAGGCGGCGGGTAGCTCTGCCACGGTTGCCAAGGATACATATAACGACTTGTATCGTGTACTTGGCGATGGTGATACGGCAACAGAGGCCGCTAACCATCTTGCGAAGCTGACTACGGAGCAAGAAGCCCTTAGCGAATGGACAAACATTTGCCAAGGCGTATACGCAACCTTTGGTGACAGTCTTCCAATCGAGGGATTGACGGAGGCGGCAAACGAAACCTCTAAGACAGGTACTCTGACTGGTTCTCTGGCCGACGCTCT